TGCTGTCATACCTTGCGAATTATTAATACGAGTAAGTGAGGGACTTGAACTCCTATCCCACTCTACACCCAAAATTGGGTGATTAACTCTCCTATATCCAAAATTACTATTATATCCATTTCTCATTTATATCAGCCTGCTAATCGTGCAGGTTACGTCAGCAGGTATAGTTACTTCATCACTTGCTGTTCCTGCGACAGGCGACCTCCAGCCCCCTGGTGCTACTTTGAGTGTTAGCCCATTGACTGTGAATTCTTGCTGAGTGGTTTCATTGTGGTATATTTCTATACTCTCTAGATTCGCTGAAAAAGTTATAATGTTACTCCCATCAGCGTCAGATTCATCTTTTACTTCTGCCACGATACTCCCAGTATGTTTCACATTGAGATTATTGTCTGCGTCTTGTGAATTAAGTAATGTATTTATCGCAGTTAATAATTCACTAATTTCTGATACTGTTATTTCTCCATCTGAATTGACTTTTTGCTTAACTAAATTACCTTCATCATCAAAACCAAAACCAATCATAGGCATAAACCAAATCGGTATATTATTATTTTCTAAAAATGTTTTAGTAACTTTTCTTGTTCTTTTTTTATCTATATCTCGATAACCTCTTTCATTAAATTCTACTTTTTCACCAGCCAACTTTATCACTCCTTATTATTTTTTATGCTTATTATATCGTTCAATCCAAGGTGTCATCACATGAGCACAGTTAGGATGAAATGGAGGCCTTTCAAGTAATGCAGGATAATTTGGATGATCACCCGACAAAGAATAAACATTCCCCTCATAATCATTACAAATGTCCATACCATCAACATCCACATGTTCGCTTATCTTCACAAGATCAAAACCATAATCATTCATTCTATTTTCAATTCCTTGTGTCTGCAATTCTCTAGACCTCGTTCTGCTATACATTCTGACATATCTTTCTGGATCCCATTTCCTGCCTATACTATCTTCTAACTTAAGCCCACTGTCCTTGATTTTTTGATATAATTGACTTCCTATTTGATCTTTAGTTGTTGTTCCGCCTCTTATTCCGGGCTGTTTAGTCAATTGTAAACTTCTAGCTTCTTTTATCCCTTCTCTAATAACATCATCAAAGTTTTTTCTCCAAGCACTATTAATCATATTAACTTCTCGAAGCATTTCTTGTGTGACAGATTCAGTAACTTTTCTTATTGCTTCTTTATCTCTAGCAACAACATCAAATAACTTTATCACCTCTCCTTCATCAGTTATTATCTTTCTTTGCTTACGAATAAAAGCATCAGCCAATTTTCTACCTGATAATTCACTTTTGGGGGCAGCTATACGAGCAAAGTTTTCAGCACTTTTTGCAAGTTCTTTTAATTGAGAATCAGCTCTTTTTCTTAACGATTTTAAATTATCTAATATAGGACCTTTCTTGTTGTATTTCATTAGAGAACTAGCTTGATTATCAATCTCTTTTGTTACTTTTTTATATTTTACTAAAATTTGTTTGATCTCTTTTTCTACTGGATTTTTTTCTATTCCCGTTATTTCCCCTTTTAGTTCATCATACATTTCAGTCATTTTTATCACCCAATATTTTTGAATATCCACATCTACTACAAACTATAACTACTCGATTATCATCATTATAATACCAAAACCTTTTTTCAATAGGATGGTTGCATTTTCCCTGTAATTCTTTTAACATCTTGCTATATTTGCAATTTCTTTGATATTCTTTTTGGGAAATCATTAAGATCACCAACCTTAAAGAGTATATGGAGCAGTAGAATTTTCAGCTTCAATCTCATCTTCAATTCTTGCAACCTCTTTTTGAACCTTTTCTTCATTCCAATCTGGATTATTTTTTCTGACTTTTTCTTCAATACTAATAGCATCTGCTCTATTAAGATTTTCAGTAATTTCTGAAAGTTCCTTATCATCATCAGGAATACCATCACGCCAAGTAGTTGATATTTCAACTGGCTCATAATTATTACTATTATGATATACATCCATTAATTGTGCTTTATATAACAGGTCTTTTATATTATTATCATAATAAGTTTTTTTCCTTGCTATTTTAGAAAATAATCTCATAAGTCTATATTTTAAAGCAATACCAGAATTCGCCATATTAGCTTCGCTTAATCCAAAAGCACTGGGAGAAGTTTCAGTAATCATAAACATAAATTTCAACATATAATCTACCTGCTTGAAAGCTGAATCAAGTTTAGCTTCCCAAGTGATATATTTAGGTTCTGAGCCATCTTTTTCATAAGGAAAATATTTGCCACCTGTTACATCAATATTTCCATCTTTATCCATAGCTTCAGCTGGTCCTTTCATTTTGGGATCAGCGTGTTTATCCAAAACCCTTGCGATCTGTGATATTCTATTATTTGCTTCATCTTGTAATGTCTTAATATCTAAATAATCAGAATATCCCCAATAACTCTCATCATCACGCCAATTGGGAATATGTACAATAATAAAATCGTCAATGCCCGTTTCTTCTTCTTCATCTAAATTAGGATATAAAGTATCAAGACTTACTTGTTCTTGTATCGTATAACCGCTTATTTTATATAGGCTATGATAAATCTTTCCCGGCTCATGCACTTCTAACTTCAAAAAATGAGTATCATCTATCCCATCACCTGTTGTGTCTTTTAAAAAATCCCAAGCTATTATTTGTCTGTCAATTCGTCTGATATTATCATCAGCTTGTTCAACAAAGAAATATTTAGGGTTTTGAGATTCTATTATAATATTGCGTTCTTCCTTATATTTACTTCTTTTAGCATATCTTATTTTGAAGCAAGAATCTCCTCTATAACTATTTCCTAAAGCTGATTCATATAATTCAGTATATAAATTATTTTCTGCAATTAATTCTTGTAACCGTTCATCAGATTTTAGAGGACCATCATTATTTCCTTTATTCCCTGCTTTAAATTGGGGGTGTTCTCCAAATAACATATCAGCTGATAGTTTTGAAAGTAATCCACAATAATTACACACCAGATAAGTCATAACAACTTGATCATTATTTTCTAATTGCCTTTGTATCTTTTTAAAAACTTCGTCGTGTCTACCTTGAAATAATTTTCTATGCTTTTTATATTTCTCTATTCTCTGTCGTTCTTCTTTTGTTGGCGGCCAATAATCACCTTTTGACAAGTATCCCATCTTTTTCCATCTCCTTCACTTCTTAATAATATCCCTTATATATAAGAAACATTTTTGGAGTACTCAAAGCTCAAAAAAATGCAGGCAAATGTAGCAGATTTCAGTATAGTAATAATTGTGTTACAATAATGTCATTTTTTTACATATTTGGTATGAGTAGTTAAATATTTATGAGTAATTACTCAATTATTCAAAAAAAAGTGTTCTTATTCCTATCATACCAAATATTATTTTTTTTTGAATACTTAAATACTCATTTTCGTTTTAAATTTTTTTTTCAAAAAATAATCTCTCGCGTATTATAAGTATTATTTTAAAATCCACGCGGTTTTTTTGTAGAAGGTCTTAAATTTCTGTTATTAAACAACTTTTCTAAAGCTTGTGTCATACTGTCAACTTGATCATCATAATCCCCTTCTGGAAATCTCGAACATTCATCAATAAATCCAGATACCCAACTTTGTTTTGAAGGATTTGGAATATAAACATTCCCTGCTTCTAAAAAAGGTGTTACAGCATAAGCTCTTGATACTTTACCACCTTTGACTGATACTGGTTTTAAACCAGATATTTGACTATTCAAAACATTAATAACAGCTGGTCCATTAGCTTTATCTTCTATATAAATAGGTTTTGCTTCTGGCCATTTCTTTTCCATATTTTTTATTTCTTTTACCGTTTTGCTGAAATCTAATTGTGATCTACTCTGATCTAATAAATAAGCATTAGTTCCCATTAAACCCCAAACTTGACCGACTACAAAACTGCTGTCTTTTTGATCTTTAAATGCACAATCCCAACTCATTATGATCTTATCAAATTTATTTATTCGAGGCATACGATTATAATAATTCCACCATTTTGATTT